AAAGAAATCTATAACTTCTTGATCTGTTTTCTGTCTTGATACTTTTTCAAACCACATCCTATCCTTTCGTTTGTAGAAAGATTGTATCGTTGCTCTTGATTTACCACAATACTTATGATAGTCATAAGTGTCTTTAGTAAAGTGATTCTTCAGAGCAAGATATTGGCAATAGGATTCAAAGGGCATCATTCAAAAGAGTAATATAAGTAATTTTTTGGGGGGAAATTTTTCTCCCCAAAATGAAATTAAAAGACTAATTTAGCACGGGAAGTTTTCTTAAGAAAATTAAGTTCCGTTGCTTCGCACTTAATCTTTTCTTTTAATGGTTTTGAAATAAGTTTAGAAACTGATTCTAAATCAATACTATTTTTTTCACAAAAATGAACGATAGCATCAATATAATTCATTTCAACATTAATTTGTACAAGAGTTTCAATCTCCTGAGCAAACTTAGTTGGACAAAAGAATTTGCTTTCAAGTACCTTTTCTAGTTCATTCTCCATTCGTTGCCCCAGTATTGTGATGTACAAATTCTTTGATGTAACGAACTAATAACCTAATATAATCCCCTTTGTTTCTTTTGTCAAATACCTTCACTTCTCCACCAGGTGTGACCATAATGGTAATTAATTTAACAGGAACAATCTCAGTTAATTCATAGTATGCAGCAGCATAGAATGTTTCCTGAACGAAGTAGTTTTCAAGCCACTCTTCTGGCTTAATCTTTTCGGAAGTCTTAAAGTCTATAACGGCAAGTTCTCCTTCATACTCTCCAATACAATCAACTCGTCCAGCAAGTCCAAGATACTCGGAGTAGAGTGTGCGTTCAATCGCATGAATATTATTTATCTTATCCAGATAAGGTTTCGCATGATAGAACATAAACTTTGATATGGGTTGGTAGGTTTCCCACACAAGTTCTTTATTCTCCAAATAGTCCTGACAGACTTGGTGAAAATCAGTTCCTCTTGCTGTTGCTCTTTTTGTAATTCGGTTTGCCTCTTCAAGACCTACACGCTTCCTCCACTTAACAAAAATATCACGATTATAAAAAGAGGTAACAGAGGTAATAGAAGGAACCCACTTACCACTTGGCAAGTTGTACAAACGAATACTCTCTGTAGTTTTACAATTTAACTCAAGGTCACCCAAGTAATTATGATGAACAAATGTCATACACCGATTTCCATTTTTGCAATAATATATTCTTTAACAAATCCAGACCTTACAATATCATCTACACCAAATTCAACAATATCAATTGATGGCATTACTCTTAGTATTCTCATAAAATCAATAATACCATTCTTTTCATTTGTCTTTACCAAGTCAGATTGTGTGGCATCACCACAGAACATAATTTTAGAATCTTCACCAACACGAGTAATGATAGAATCAAGTTCGTGAAAGTTTAGATTCTGAAACTCATCTACAATAATGATTGATTTATCTAAAGTAGTTCCCCTAATAAAAGAAGTACTCCAAAAACTAATTGTTCCTTGAGTTTTAAGGTTACCATAAAGCATTTCAAAAGACGCTTCATCAGGCAACTCAAACATATACTTTACCATATTCTTGTAAGGAATTTGGTAAAGAGAGGATTTGTCTTCGTGATCACCAGGAAGAAAACCAATTTCTCTAGTAGCAACAAGTGAACGAACTATATAAATTTTTTCGTATGGTGTTTTCTCATCTAAAACATCTCTAAGAGCATTATAAAGAGTAATAAAAGTTTTACCTGTACCAGCACATCCATACGCAACAAGATTTTGATTTTCTTTATAAGAATCAAAAAGTATTTCTTGATTCTTTGTAAGAGGTTCAATCACTCTCATTATATCTTGATTGATTGGCTTCTTGCGCTTCATTTGTCTAGCAGTCAATCCAACCCCAATTGGTTGTTCGTCTTTTCTTCTTCGTGACATATAAGTTTAAACCGGTTTTACATTAGATCCAGGAACTTTTGATGCCCGGTGAAGTACATCATTCCATCCAGGATGAGATTTTTTAAGTTTATCATAAATTTCCCCCAGTTCTCCAGACGCAGGGCAAGTTGATGGGTCGGACCAATCACGATCCCAATCAGAGTTATCCTCTTTCCATTGTTCCCAGGCATGAACACTCAGAACAACTTCCTTATGTTCACCTGTAACTTTATTATAAACGGGATAAGTTGCCAAATTTAGTTCTCCATAGTATGTAAGAGTATTTATTCGAGAGTAATAGAAAGTGCATCCACACATTCAGGACAATTCTCACGAGTCCAACCAAGTGCTTCCGATACAGCAGGAAACTCGCAGGTAAAAATACAACGAACTGCTTCTGCGATTTCCATATGTTCCTTCTGTGTTCCGTGAGAAGAACGAAGATCGATGTAATGTATCCAGGACCGCACAGAGCCCGTCATATAGAGTCGTGTGGGGGTTGCAAGGGGCAGGACAAACCTTGCACACTCCTTTGCCACACCTTGTGTCAGGAGGAAGTTATATACGTCTTGAGCGTCACGGAAGAGGTCTTGAATCATTTTATTCATGACAAATACATTTTCTTCTTCAAGATCATTAATGGAGTTCTGACGATTCTTATCATCCTGACGGCGCAGTTCCGGAAGAGGAATCTCTTTTTCTAACCAATTCACATCAGCATATCGTTGTGAAAATTCTTGATATGTGAACGATCTATGACGTAAAATTTGAGCAGCAATACCACGAGAAGTATTAATCTCCACAGTCATCGTTGCCTGCTCAAAGATACTCCAATGTTGATGTTCAATACAATACTTTAGCAGTCCAGCAAATTTAGTATTCTGTTGATTTTCTGGATTACTTACCCTTGCACAATATGCCATATGCCTTTCAGCATTTGGAGTTACTGTTAAAAGTTTTACTTCTGATTTCATAAATTTAAATTCTGCATTTTCAATCATCATCGTCCTCAAAAATTTCATCGTAGTCAGTAAGATGTGATAATATTTCTTCGTACTTATAAGCACCTACATCAGAATAAATTTCTGCTTTTAGAGAATCAACCAATAATTCAAGATTACGCACGATCAATTTAAGTTTCTCTTTATTCATAGTTAAAAGACCTATCACAAGTAATTATACACAAAAAAAAGAGAGAAGTCAATGTAACAGTTGGTACAATTTATCTCTCAATATAAGTCAGTTTATGATCGGTTGCACAAAGTTGTTGAATAATAATGTCACATCCAATTTTAGGATTTGAGTCCCCACAAGTATAAACATCCACTGCTGCTCTACCTTCTTCTGGCCAGGTATGAATGCTTATATGACTTTCTGCTAATAGACAAACGACAGTAACTCCTTGAGGATTAAACTTTTTTGAAATTGTTTGTATTACAGTAGCTCCACTTGTGATTGCTGCATATTCTAATAAATCTATAAGACAATACTCGTCATTCAAAAGAACATACGAGCATCCATAAAGATTTAGTAAATAATGTTTACCCATTAATCTAGAGAATTATTCTCTGCTTCTTTGATTAATGAACTTATAATTGTTTCTGTTCCGTCCATTGTTTTAATTGTATAGAGTGATGATTTTTTATATTTTTTAATTTTTTTATATTGTTTGAGAAGTTTATCTATTTCATTATTAGAAATATTTATTTTTAATTCTTTTTCATCATCATTAGGGACAAATCCAAGACCACTTTTTTTTGTTTCTTCTTCCGAATCCACATAATCATTAATGATCTCTTGAATTTCTTCTCTGATAAGAGAATTTATTTGTGCCTTAAAAAGTTCAACACTCATTTTCCTTTCCGTTTCTTTTCTGGTTGTTTATATCCCCACATTCTTGGACTGATTCTTCCATAACCAAACTCAATTTTCTGAACTGCCCCTGAACCGTACATATCATAATAGAAGTCAAACAAATCAGATTTTTTCCCAGATCTAGTTAAATCAATATGAGTTTCTTCATTCACAACATACCAAATTAAGTATGCATCATCTGGAAAGGATGGGTCTTTAGATTTTTCAATGGTTGTTTTTTCAAGAAGAATTTCACATCCGTATTCATTGGAAGAAATCGGTTTCTCTTCTTTTTTGTTTTCTTCTACTTTCTTTTTCTGTGGTCTCTCTGGTGTCGCAGTAGTCATGAACGATTGCCCCACTGAATATCAGGAAAAGCTTCCTTTACATTTTCAAAAGTTACCTTGTAATTATCTGTAAGTTTCTTATCTTTTGTGAGAATTAATAGTTGTGCTTCTTTTGGATGAAGTCCTTGAAGAACATTAATAAACATCATCTCTCTGCGAATTGTTGAAAGTGTATCATTTCCACCTTTCACAAAGTGATAAAGGTTTTGATACTCTCTGCGAAGAGATGTACGTCCCCTTCCTTGAAGATCTTGAACAGTTGCGGATTCTCCACCAGCAACTTCTTTTGAAAGATTGTCTGAGAGAGATCCAGAGTAAACATTTTGATCCTTTACATCTCCATAAGGAACCTCTCCTGGTGGAAGAACCGAAATTACAGTGGAATCAAAATTCCAAATTAAAATTGCTTTAAGTGAATCATGTTCATAAGTTTTTAGAACTTCTACTTTTTTAGCATTACTTCTTTGTTTTGAAGCAAGTTCTAAAATTTCAAACACAAAAGGATTTGTTGGAAGAATTTCAATTGGTTTTTCAATCGTTGTCTTCGTCTTCGTTGTTGTCATAGTCATAATCGTTTTCAAAGTGTACAGATACTATTTCGTCGGGAATCACATTACCATTTTCATCAAAGAATTCTGGATGTAGATAAGGAGGTCTGGATTCTAATACATGTCGGTAGGTTAACCATCCAATTATACTTCCTACCATAAAAAATAGTAAGGTGAACATTACACTGAATGCTACTACGTATACTGGTTCCATTATTCGTCTCCAGAAAGTTGATTTTTTCTAATGTCAAAATGAAATTCTATAAAGAAATGAAACTCTCGTTGAAAGAGAGAAATCATTTTACCAAACTTCACCTGAAAAGTTTTTGGTTCGGATTCTCTTCTCCTTTTATTTCTAAGTAATAATTCAATACCCCGATTGATCTCGGGTTCTGAATTATTTAGGTTGCTTCTTTCGTCTTCCTGGTCGTTTATCATGACTATACTTCCATGCATCTTCTAAAATACAATACAAATAATTTCGAATCTTTCTTACTTCTGGTTTGGAAATGTGTCCGTATCCTTCACGAAGTTGTTTGTGAACATTATCATCACCACCCTCAAGATAATCATCAAGGTCCATTACAAGATTACTGATTTCACTTGCAGTAGAACTCTCAATAAATTCTTCTATTTCTCTTCTTAGAATCCCTTTAATTTTTAAATAATCATAAAATTTCAATACAAACTTACCTTTAAAAGCAAGATCAATTGCTTGCTTCACATCATAATAAACTTCATGAAAGGTTGATTCCATTATACTATGTTTTGCTCCTGTAGATATCGGACAGTATCAGTGCATCCACCAAGTTGTTGTTCATCATTTAAAATAACTTGGGGGAATGTAGAACCTTCTCCAAACTCGGCATAAAAATCTTCACGATTAAAATGTTCTCCAAGTGTATAGACAACGTGCTCTAGGTTTGCTAATTGTAGCACCTGTTTGATTTGGCAGCAATAGGGGCAACCATCTTTGGAGTAAACTGTAAATTTCATAATACTAACTTGCATTGCTTCTTCTGGGTCTATAAATGTATAAGTCTTGAGATTTTTCTGGTCTTATCCACTCATATAGTTTATATAGTTTTTCTTCTGTAAAAAAGTCTTGTGTGAAGAACCAATCTTCCCAATGGGTGTGTCCTTTGGATTGATTACAAGAGTGACAACAAGCAACTATATTTGTTTTAACATCAAGTCCACCTTTACATTGTGGAAGAATGTGATCGAGTGTAATGTTTTCTTCTGACCCACAATAAGCACACTTGTGTTCCCAGTGGTCTTTTATATTTGCCCTCCACATTCGTTTCGCTTCTGATTTATTTGTTGCTTGAAGATTAAACAAATAGTCCTTGAAGGAGTGTGGAGGAACCATAAGTATTTGCGACTTATGAATATTTATTCTTAGTTTTCATAACTTTTATCAACTCGTTATTATCTATATTCAAAATCACATGCAAGTACGTATCTTTTAGAATTTGATTGAATTTTTCCTGGTCTATGAATCAAATGACTGGGATATATAAACCAACAAAAATCTTCTGGTATAATATTTGGAAATTCTTTAAATTCTGTGCCAGAAGATTCATAATCCAATACATTTTTTGGATTGTCCAAATAAAATATTCCAGATAATTTCTTATCATTTTCATTTCCATGGTGGTGCCATAAAGCATCCTTATTTTGTGCAATATAATGAAAATGATAATTCATATGACACCAAGATGTAATTTTTACAATATCAACTTCTTTACACAAATAAGAATAGCAAGAAAGAATGAAAGAATATTTAAATTTATAAAATTTTTCGTATTCAAATAAATTTGGCCAAGTTTGATAATGTGGTACTGTTTTACACCAGTTACCGACATTAAATAAATTATCTATCTGTTTGATACAATTATAACTATCTTCGACTGAAATTAAATTTTCAAAATTATATTTTTTTATCATTTTTTCTTACAGGCATCTCTTGCACAGGCACGACTTAAACTATTTAAATTAAAAAGGGAAGATATAATTCTTCCCAGTATATCAGATTGTAAGTTGAATATCAACCTTCGGTTGTTTCTTCTGCAACAGGCACTTCTACAACAGAGTCAGATGTTTCCAATGAACCAAGAAGTGCTTCAAGAGCAGCATCCTCGGTAGTATCAGCGTCTACAATGCCTTGTAGTCGGGTAGTTTCAGCAACAGCAGCATCAGCAGTAGCACGGGCAACTTCTGCAGCAGCCTGAGCATCGGCAGCTGCCTGAGCGTCAGCAACATCATTGGCAAGAGCAACAGCAAGTTGTTCTTTGAGTGATGCATTCTCTGCCAGGAGTGCGTCCTTATCTCCTTTAAGTGTGGAGAGTACGTTTTGAACGCGAGTAACGAAATTCATTTTTTTAAAAAGCGATTGTAAATAGTGGAACATAGTGAGGCATAGTGTGTGAGTCAAACCTTTTTATTTGGATTTGAACCACTCTTTTTATTATACTCCATTTTCATCGGTCTGTAAAGGTTAGATCAAGTATCAAAGTTGTTGAAGATTCATACTCTAAAAGGTTCTTGCTGTCTGTCTGGTAGTTTGATTTGTGGGAGTTGTTCCTGATGAGGAGCATATTCTCTAACATTAGACACGACAATGTTTGTGGTTGGAAGTTCTTTCGGCATTTCAATATCAAAAACTGTTCCCATCAGAAACGTTTTTCTGTTATAAATGCGATTAGCAGGATCAAAAGAAATCATTAGTAGTGCATCATTTTCATCACCACAATCTACAATTTTTCTTCCGGTGTTTTTATTAAGGACAGAAAAGTAATCTTCAGTATTATACTTGTTCATTTTTTGGTTTCTCTTTCAATTTAAGTTGTTTGTGAATTTGATTGTACTTGGTTGGTGTATAAAGATTATACCACGTATCTCTGATAATTTCTGCAAGTTTGTATGGAGTCTCTGACGAAATCATAGTAGTGACAT